GCCAGTGGCGACTTTCAGGCTGGTGAAGATGGGGGGTTCACGCGGACGACAGGGCAAACCCGGGGCGCCCAAGTGCAGCCCCCAACAGAGTTAGGTAATGCAGTATCGGATGCCAGAGGCACTACGAGGTTTTTCGGCCCCGCTGATATCGCGGCACCGCCACCGAGGGCCAATGTTAGCCTCGGCCAGCTCCCCGAAGCCGGCGGAATTCCCCGTAACCCCGCCGGCCTCACCCCGCCGGGGCAATCCCGGGGGCCTCAGCCGGGGGCATTGCAGGAAAGCCGCGCCCAGCGTGCGGCCAGCCAAATATCCGACCTCCTCACTAATGGCTTCCAACCGTCTCGTACGAATAGCCAGGGGGTCGCCCTGTTCACCCCGGGAGCGGAGATGGAAGCGGAGATGGAAGCGGAGATGGCCGCAGAGATCGGGCCGTTCCTTGCCCAGCTCCCCGATGAGCAGCAACTGGCTGTGTTCCAAGAACTCGGGGACGCAGTGCTTCCATACTTAACGATCGACGTAACAGGAGGTCGTTAATGGCTGAGAACAACCGCAGCCTGATTGAGCAGTATGCTGCTGATACGTTTTCTGCGCGGGGGGCAGCGAAGGCAAAAGCCCGTCGAACGGGCCAGCGTATCATCGACAGCAAGTACCTCAACCGCGAGCGTACTTGGGGCGAAGCTGCGGCTGATACCGCTGTTGGCCTTGGCCAAGGGGTCTCCAACCTTGCTGAAGCCGGGTACGGCCTCGGCAACCTCGCTACGGGCGGCCTATTGGAGCAGGGCACTGGGCTGGCGGACGACTTCGGCCGAGCCGGCCAGTTATTAGAGGGCGCGAAGACTGACCAGCTGGCATTTGATAAGTTCAACGCAGACCAGACGTTTGAGAACGAAGGCGTACTGGCGGGCATCGGGGAGTACGTCACTAACCCTGCCCTGCTCGGTGACCTGACAGCGACCAACCTGCCCTCTATTATTCCGGCTGCAGGTGCGGGCGTACTTGCCGCCAGAGCAGCAGCCGCAGGCGCAGCAGCCCGCGGGCTTACCAAAGCGGCTACCACCAAACTCGTTACCAAGAAAGCGGCCAACGCGGCCTCCCTTACCGGCGGTGCTCAGATGGGTGGCGCGGCCTACACTCAGGCGTACCGCCAAGCGATCAACGAAGGACTATCCCCGGGAGAGGCGAATACTCGCGCTCTCGCGGCAGGTGCCAGCACCGCCGCTGCGGGCGTTGCGATCAGCCGCATACCGGGCGTCGGCGCGGCGGGCGTTGAAGGGCAAGCAGCGGCGCGTGCGTCTGGCGTAGCCGGGGCAGGTAGCGGCATAGCCCGTGACGTTTTGGGTGGCGCCAGACGAGAGGCTACAGAAGAGTACCTTCAGTCAGGCGCTGAGACAGCGATCCTGAACACGGCGTCTGTCAAAAGGGAGCTGTTCGATAACGTCGCTAAATCAGCGGCCCTTGGTGCTCTTGGTGGCGGCTTGCTTGGTGGCGGCATGGGTGGCATACGCGCCCCGTCGAGGCTGCGTGAGGGCATTGAGAGCTCAATCAGGGACATCGGCCAGACAGACGAAGAGCTTGCGGCAGCCAGCACATCTAATTTAGAGCAGGCCGGCGGTGCGGTAGTTGGACGCGAAGACGCCGCTGCCGCTGCCGCAGACGAAGATTCCGTTAACGGGGCTATTGGTCGTGCCGACTTTGCGCCCAGAAACCAGACCCCTCTGACTGAGGCGGACATACTGTCGGCTTTGGAAGTGGACGAAGAGCAGGCGCTCAACGACGGCGGGCTGGTTCAGGCTAGCGAGGATGGAGCGTTCTGGCTGTTTTCCGCCGACCAAACAAATGCAACGCCGCTTACTCGGCAGGAAGCGCTAGACGCTATTGGCTACGTGCCCCCTGATCGAGACCTTCTTGGGCAGGCGGCCAATGAAGCAGTAGCAGCGCAAGGCCGTGTTGAAGCTGAGCGGTTAGCTGAAGAAGAAGAAGCAGCGGGCGGGACGCAACAGGACCCTACGGGTCAAATACCCCTTCCAGATGCAGGCGGGGCCACTACGAGCGCGATGGCTTCTGCGGAAGCGCGCGCGCAGGCATACGATAAAGTCCGCGCGGCGTTGACGGCTCAAGGCGCTGCAGAAGGCGCCGTTGGTGAGCGCGTAGCGTTCCGGTTTACCAACGCTACGCCTGCGCTGGAAATGGACAGCCTTACTGCCATCGAGGCCGCTCGACAGGGCGGGTTTATTACAGACACAGAAGCGGCGTTGGCGAATAGTTTTGTAAATCCGACCCCCCTTGGCGCGGGCGACCCGGCAACCGCCGACGTTGAGCAGGAAGGCCGGCAGCTGGCCATTGATCAGGACGAAACCTTAGCCGCGGCCGGGTACTACCGAGACGACAACGGGGACTACATAGTTGACGGCGAGTTTATGCCTCGTGAGAAAGCCCTCACTGAGACCGGCTACGTTGCGCCTGACCGAGACTTGCTTGGCGGGAAGCTGCCTACGCAGGAAGGCGCTGCGCCGCTTGATACCAGCACTGAGGTCGCGGAGACCACCGTGTCTGGCATTCTTAGCACAGACGGTGCTCAGCCACAGCTTCAGGGCATAGACCCGCTGTATGACGTGCTGGATGATAAGCGCCGTAAACAAGCGGCAGTGGATAAGCTGCTGACCATAACCAACGCTAAGCCGTTGGTCGACCAGAAAGCCCTGCCTATCTCTGATGATATGCAGCGCCGCCAGAACTGGATGGAAACCCTCACTGAAGCGATCAACGTGCGCAACGGGTACAGCTCGGACCAGTTCAACTTCAACGCGTCCATGAAGAACAGCAGCCTGATCCGTAGCTTTGTAGCGGACGCAGCGTCAGCGGGGCTTGAGCCTAACTCTGAAGCGGCTATTGATTACATAGCAGAGAAGGCCAGAGAGGCGGAGCCGTCCACACTGAAGGCGTCACAGGCCATCGCTATATTCGCGGACATGGTAGGCGCCACTCAGCAGGGTACTGTGCCGCTATCTAGGTGGCGTGCAGCGCTGGGCCGCAAGGGTATATCCGGGCCCGGCAGCATGAAGGGCACGGCGTACACCAAGTTTAAAGCGTCGGTCGGTAAGGCCGCGATCACACCGGGCTCGCTTGAGTTCGATTCGTTCATGCAGAGCTTCTCTCAGTCGCTTACGAAGGCAGAGGCGGAGTCAGTGTTCGGGAGGAAAGTCCGTGGATCGTTCCCATACCAGACCGCAGCAGTGTCGGTCCAAAAGAAACAAGCTGCGATCGCGGGGAAGAACCCAGCGACAAAACCGAAAGCACCCGTAGTCCTCAAGGCGCCTAAGCGCTCTGCCCAGGTTGCCGCGGCTACCAAAACGGCGGAGGAGAGGTCTGCAACTGAACCCGCCGTAGTGCTGCCTGAGCCGGCTACGCCAAAGCGCAAGCGTCTGAATCAGCGCAAGACTACTGTTCAGGCCAACATGAGTGCAGCGGCTGTTCGGGCTGCCGCTGCAGAAGCTGATATGGACCAGAAAACGGCGGCTGCACGCCAACCAAGAGCAGAGGATCTGGTGGACGACGGGGATGTGGTCGACCCTACTGACCCCGATGTAGCTGCAGCTGACGCCGAGCTTACCCGCGCCCAGCGAGAGCCGCTGGCCCAGCCGGCTATAGACGCGGTCAACTCCATTGTGTTCGAGGCGCAGCAGCGAGTGGCGCGCACGGCTAACGGACTCAGCAACGACATTAACCGGTTGAAAAGAGAGTACGCTGCCCCGAACCAAAACGGGCCCGAGAACGCGGACGTCTGGCAGGAGGCGATCACTGCCGAACTGGCTACCCGCATCGGGCGAGTAGACGCGGCGCTGACCAAAGACATCACGGACATCACTACGTGGCTGGGGGTTGCCCAGTCGTTTATTGCCAACCCAGAGTTCGGTAAGTTCGCGGACAACAACACTAAGTACACCCAGTTCTTTGAGCCGATGGTGGCGCAGTTCACGTCGATCGTTAGCGCGAACAAAAGCCCGGATGCACTTCGATTACACCGCACCTTGTTCAATGAGTCAGGCATGGTAGCGTTCGCTATGGGCGGCGAGCTCGGCGGGCAGTTTCAGAAGAGTGCCCAGTTACGTTTGGTCGAGGTCAATGCCCTGATCGACTCGCAGCTTGAGCGCAAGACAGGAGACCCGGCCAACCCGGCCAACAACACCCCGTTCAAAAGCAAGGGGAAGTTCTCGCTGCTAAACGCAGACGGCACGCCAACCGACCAGCGCATGACCGTTGAGGCCGTGCAGACCTTGGCGGAGGCGTTCAACCGCACAGCAGACCCCGTCGTTAAGATCGAGGTCATGGCTACCGTTGCGGAAACAGAAACCGCTATCGGGACAGCGGTGCCTTCCCTAGCCAACGGCGTCTACTACAATGGTCGAGCCATAATCATTGCCGAGAACGTAACCGACCCAGCCATGGCGCAGGAAGTCATGTTGCACGAGAGCACGCACGGCGGGCTGTTGGGGCTGCTAGGGGCTGATCGACTGCAGGCCGTGTCTAATCGCCTGTGGGCCAACGCGCAGATCCGCAAGCGCATCCAGACCAAGATGAAGAAGGACAGGTCCAGCCGCATAGTCGCAGCCGAGGAAGTGCTAGTGGACATGATTGTCCACGGCGAGAAGCTGAATAAGTCTGTGTTCTCGAAAATCAGGTCTGGGCTGGGCCGGTTTGCCTACACGGTCTTCGGTTTGCGCGACTACGTGATGCCGGACGCTGCGGTCAACGACCTGCTGCGGGACGCGGGTAACTACATGCGAGGGGCGACATACGAGCTGGATATGAGCGCTAGGTACGTCGACAACCTCGATGCTTATATGCACGTAGTCCAAGGCGACAGCGTCCCTACCGGACCCAAATTCTCCACTGCCACGGCGGCGATGGATGATGTGCTTTCAGGGGGTGCCAGCCCAAGCGACGTGGTCCGTATGCAAAACCTGCACTCGGAGGGGATCAAGCAGGGGATCGCGCAGAACCTTGGCGAGAAATCGCTCAACACTACTTTTACTCTGGGACGCAAGGCTCGCCGCTTCGCTCTGGACTACCTGCCGCTGTCCCAAATAGCTAACCTGTACGAGGGGTTGTACTTTGCGGAGAAGGTTGGCCCACAGGGCACGGACCTTCTCAAGGCGGTATCCGAGGATAAGCTGAGCAAAGAGAACGAGTTCAACAAGACACTGAAGGACCCCCGGGACCTCAAGTACGAGGGGCCTGATGGCGAGACGACAACTACGGAGTCGCTGGAGGAAGTTGGCCGCTCTTGGAAAGAGCTCACATTCAGCAGGGACACCACGCAGGCTGACGCCATCAACTCTATCATGCACGATGGCACGTTCTATAAGGTGCACCCGGATAGAGACTGGTCTCAGCAGACCGTGCTCGACCACACTGGCGGTAAGCAGCAGTACACCGAGCAGGAGCGGCGCCAAGCGCACCTTGCGGTACGTGAGCAGTGGAACAAGCTGACCCCGGAGAGCAAGCAGCTTTATCGCAGGGTGCAGGCGGCTTATCGGTCTGTCTGGGAAGAGCAGATGCGGGAGCTGGGTGTCCTGACCAAGCGGGTGCGTGACGAGAACGCAGACGGCCAGCTGCCAGATCCGAATAGCCCGGAGACTATGGTTGGCACCGGTGAGTGGTACCAGAAAACCCGGAAGAGCATTGGTATCGCTATGGGCCGGGTTAAAGAGGGGCCCTACTCCCCACTGCAGCGGTTCGGCGACTACTATGTGACTATAAAAAACCTGAAGGGCGAGGTGGTGTTCAATTCCGGGCATGCGACATCCGCCGAAGCTGCGGCGCACGCTAAGCACATGGGGGCGCAGCTACCCACGGACTGGACGATCCGGGCGGATAAGCGGGCAGAATTTACCAGAGAGCTAAGCGGGTTCGGTGCCCAGCAGTACAGCAAGGTTCAGAACGCTGTTAAGGGCATGTTCCCAACCGACAACGAGTCAGACCGGTATGCCCGGACCAATGCTATGCAGGCGTTGGAAGAAGTGTATCTGCAGTCTCAGCCGGGTAACAGCCTGCTGAAGCACGCTAACGCTCGGAAGAATATCGCCGGGGCAACAACCGATGCGTACCGGGCGTTCAGTGACTACTCGATAAAGACCGCCCGCAGCCTGTCCTCTATGCGGTTTGACCACCGGATTCAGGGCGCTTTGTCTGAGATGCGGAAGCTACGCACAGAGGGCAGTAGCCAAGCGCTGAACGAGCAACGCACCGAAGTTGCCGATGCGGTTGAGAAGCAGCACCTCGCCAGTCAGCGGTTCCAGAGTAACGCGGTGTCTGAGTTTGCTACTCAGTCTGCATTCCTTATGTGGATGACCTCGCCTTCGCAGTTGTTCCTCAACGCATCGCAAACCGCGTTGGTTACTTTGCCAAGGTTAGCGGCCCGCTACGGCATAGGAGATACAGCCAAGTTTATTGCGGAGGCGACAGCACAGTTTGCCCGCACGAAGACCCGGGGCATGCACAGCGCCGATACCCAGCTAGACACCAACGGGGCCCTCTACAAGGTCCTCGACGCCCTCAACCGTGACGGCACGCTGGACTTTACGCTGGCCCACGACGTAAGTGACGTGGCGTCTCGGGGGTCTGACCTCAACCATAGCCGGTGGCGCGAAGCGACCAAGTGGATGGCTATGTTTATCCATAAGTCTGAGGTGTACAACCGGGAGGTGGCGGCCTACGTTGTTGTTCAGGGCGAGATGCGAAAAGCGAATATAACGCATGGGCAGTTCGGGGCGCTGGCGCCCGAGCGCCAAGAGGCGTTGCTGAAAGGCTGGACACAAGAGGCCCGGCACGCTGTGCTGGAGACGCAGTTTGAATACAGCCAAGCGAACAAGGCTGCGGGCACCCAAGGCGCGGTAAGTCGCGTGGTGTTCCAGTTCCAGCAGTTCCGGATGAACATGCTGGCCATGATGGGCAAGGACATACGGGACTCGTTCAGCGCAGCGAACCCAACGCTAACCGTGGAAGAGCGGGCGGCCGCCACAAAGATGGCCCGCAAAACCCTTGCCTATATGACAGGTATGCAGCTGCTGATGACCGGCGTTACCGGTACGGTGCTCGCGCCCGTGGTCTTCGGCATTATGGGGGGGATGCAGGACGACGACGAGATTCTGTCGCCAGAGGAGCAGATGTTGCAGGCCACCCCGCAGTGGGTAAGCATGGGCTTGATGTCCGGCCTGCTGGACCCCGCACGGTTTGGCTTCCAGAGCCTTATACCGGTTATCGGCGGGGCCCGGTACATGCCAACGTCGGATGACCCGCAAGGTACGCTAGACCACGTCCTGTTGAACTCTCTAGGGCCGGTGTACGGTCTGGGATCACAGATGGCCAGCGGTATGCGGGCTATTACCGAGGGCCGATTTGCTGACGCGGCCACGGACATGCTGCCTAAGCCGTTTGCAGACGCCTACGCAGGTATCTATAAGAACGCCGATGGCATAAAGGATAAGAACGGCGTTGTGTGGTACACGCCCACAGTCTACGACCGGGTGGTGAACACGCTGGGCCTGAAGTCTGGCACGCAAGCAGAAGTCTCCGCTGACCGGCAGGCGATTTACGGCGGCATGCAACGCATCAGCGACCGGCGCTCCAAGTTAGTCGGCCGATGGGTTATGGCCGACGGGTACGAGGCCAGGAGGGACGCCTTGGACGATGTAGCGCAATGGAACCGGAAGAATCCGGCCGAGGTGTCTATACCGGGATCTACCCTACAGCGGGCCCTTCGGACGAAAGCAGAGAAACAGCGCGTGGCCACAGAAACCAACGTGGCGTCTGCCCGCATACCGCAATTCTTGAAGGACATGACCAGTGATTGAAGCGACGGTACACCAAACCCTGTCGGATCTGTTGGAGTAGCCTATGCCCATAAAGGAGACTAAGAGCAACAACTGGGGCGGCGGCATAAACAACAGGGCCCACGCCACCCGCATACCCGAGGGGTTCGCTCGGGACATGCTGAACCTGTACTCGGCGGGCGGCAAAATGAGCTTGCGCCCGGGCACTACCAAAGTGTATGCCGGCACCAACGTGCGGGGGCTGTTCTCAGTGGGTGGGCGCTTGCTCTGTGTCGATGGTACAGAGCTAAAGAACGCGCTCACTGGTGAGGTGCTGGCCGCTGTGCCCGCTGCGGGGGCTGTGGCTGGGGCGGGAATGAACGACCAGCTGTACCTGTCGGTCGGCTCCGGGCGAGCTATCTACAACGCGTCTGCGGGGCTGTTGAATTGGGGCATACCTCTCCCGTTCAACAACGGCAGCACTGCCGGCGTGGACCCTACACGCACTGCGGAGCACCGGCGAAGGAACACCCGGGTGCGTCGGTACACCCTTACGCAAGTGGACGCGGACGGCCTTGAGAGCGGCGCTAGAGATGGCACTCCACTGGGGGGTACGGTAACGCTGCCCACTCCAGCGGCTGGATACATAATCTGCTTGTATGCCACTGAGCAGGACGGCTCCCTCTACTATCTGCAGGGCGAATACGATACAGCGCAGACAGTAGCGATGGGCGGTACCAACGCAGGGGGGAGGCAACTTCGTACTATGTTTATGGACGCGCCACCGCCCGCGGACCACATGGCAGAAGCCAACGGCTGCATCGTTCTGGCCGCGGCCAACTTCGTTTACTACACCCCACCTATGCAACCGCATCTAGTGGATCTGGAGGGGGGGTTCGTTATGTACCCTACCCCAGTGACGGCGATGTGCAGCGGGGCGGGCGGGGTGTACCTGTCTGCGGATAAGTGCTATAAACTTACAGGGATAGGCACCGACCAGATCCGTCAGGAAACGGTGCTAGAGTACCCCGCTGTACCGGGTACAATGCGCACTATGCCAGACGGGTTCGCAGCGTGGGCTACCGAATACGGAGCCGCTATTGAGGCGGTGGATCGAGGTAGGGTTGTCATGACAGAACCGACGAAACAGAATTTCGTACCCGGTAAAAGCGGGGACGGGTCTTCCGGGTCCGTCGAGCACAACGGTGAACGGTTGTTCGTAACGAACGTGCGTTCTGACGTAGACACTAGCCCGCTCGCCGCAGCGGGCTATTTTGAAGCTGAGGTGATTCGACCATGAGCATACTAGGCGCCGGGTTTGTCTATAAGGCCCAATACTTTACCCCGAAAGGGGTACTGGCGTGGGAAGAAATAACGTGCAACCGCATCCCGCAAGAGGGGGTCGACTTCATCGCGGGGCTGCTCACTGCCACGGTATCGCTGGTGTCTCCGTGGTACGTCGGTATCTTCGAGAACGACTACACCCCCGTAGGCACGTCTAGCGCGGCGGGACTGACGACAGTTATAGGTGAGACCACTGCGTATGAAGCGGCTAGCCGCCCCGTGTTCACCGACGTGTATGACGGCGCGTCTCGTATTGACAACGCCTCCGCCCGGGCAGAGTTTGTGTTCACGGCGGACAAGCGTATCTACGGGGGGTTCCTTACCAGTACGCAGGCCAAGCAGGATTCGTCCGGCTTGATCTTATCTATTGCTCGGTTCACCTCTCCACGGGACGTAGAGGTTGGGGGCACGCTGCGCGTGCTGGCCGGTATTCAACTCGTCCCATCTTTGTGAGGTAGCCTATGGCCTACACCCCGTACGTCAGTGAACTAATTTTAGATTTCCTGTTTACAACAACCACGGCCGGTAGGCCTACTTCTTGGGACGTGGCGCTGTTCGATGCAGACCCGGAGGCTGCCGGCGCCGAGCTGGCCGACGCTAACTATGTGCGCCAGTCGGTGACCTTTGCCGTGGCTGACGCGGACTCGAACGGTCGGTCGGAGGCGACCAACGTAGCAGCGGTGACCTTCCCTGACCTAGCCGCTGCCGCCACCGTGGCCTACGTGGTCATCTTTGACCAGTTGGGGAACCAGCTGGCCTCGCTGGCACTGAACGTGGCTCGTGACTTAGGAATCGGTGACGTGTTCAGCGTGCCTGTTGGCGAGCTAATCATCCGAGGAGAAAACGCATGAGACTGAGCACCGGCCTTCGTAACCACCAGCTGTCCGGGGGGTCCCTCCGGGGCGCGCTGAACGCTGGGGTTATCCGTATGTACGCAGGCTCCGCAGCAGCCAGCCCCGACGCAGCGGTGCCCTCCGCAGCCACTATGATCTGTGAGATCTCCGTCAGCTCCAGTGGAACCGGGCTGGGCTTCGAGGCCAACGCTGCGGGTGGGCGCTTGCAGAAGTCCGCCAGTGAGGTGTGGTCTGGTGCGTCCACTGCTGACCAGCAGGTGTCGTGGTTCCGTTTCGTGCCCCCCGCTGACGATGGCAGCCTGTCCACCACCGCGCTGCGCTTGCAGGGTACCGTGGCGCAAGTGGGCGCAGACCTGAACATGAGCAGCACCCTGTTCACGACAGGCGCCACGCAGACGGTGGACTACTTCTCTATATTCCAGCCGGAGTAAGGCATGGGCAACACACTGGTACGGGTGCCGGACGTAACGATCTACCCGGGTACGGCGGCTATCCCGCCCACCCCTCGCCGGTGTGTTACCGTGGTAACGGGCTACCGCACAATACGAGAGTACGAGACGGTGACCGCCAACACTCAACCTGACGGGCAGTGGGTGCAGGACGCCAGCCTCGGCTTGGGGAACTACGGGGGCTACGTTTTCATACCCGCCATCCCTGCCGGGTTTCAAGGGGTGTCATTTGAGGTGGCCACAACCGAGCAGCGTCTGGTGACCAGACGGGTGCCGGTGTACCGAACTACGTGCACTCCCGCTACGGCAGGTGTGCCGGGAACCCCCACGACCATCGAGCGAGATGCTGGACCTGACTGGTTCAGCTCTGCCAAATCTATCAAGTTCGCCAACACTGATGGCCGGTTTACGTTCGCCATCGTGGGCAACGCTGCAGCTGGCCTGACAGCTACACTCTCAACTAAGGGCGTAGCACTGGGGCAGATCACCTACGGCGTTGCCGCGCTTGATGGCTCTGTGCGACTGGTCCGCTTTGGTCAGATCCTTGGGGCCATTGGCGCCGCCGCAGACTACGATGCCTACGCCGTGGTGGTGTACAAAGGCGAAGGCGTTATCCATGGCGTGTCTGGCACTACCAGTACGGTGCTCAACAGCAGTAGCCTAACCGTGGGCGCCGGTGTCTTCGCCGCTGGGCTTATTAACACCGAGACATCTAAGGTGGACTCCCCGGAACTGGCGCAACTCCGCGTTGCGAACGCGGGGGTGTCCGGGGCACTGAAGCTGGCCGGCGCTGTATTACCGGCTAACCGGATCTTGTTTAAGCCCACGGGGCGCTTCCAGCTAGGAGCCACCACTTTCAGCGCTGTGAACGGGGTAAGGGTGGGCACTCCTACGGGGGCGTTGGGCATTACCGGCGCAGTAACCGAACGGGTGTTCATCGGACTGGGTGATCTCGGCCTTGATAGCCGCTTGGCGTTGACGGGCCTGGCGTTCAGCTCCGTGAACGGCGTGCGCTTGGCAACGATCGACGCGCGCCTGCCACTTGGGCACCGTGTATCACCAGCCATTGTCAGGACGTTTGCACCCACCGGAGGCGTCTCTGCATCAGGCGGACTCGGGCTGCAGGGTTCAGTGTCCACCCCCGCTACGTCCGGGGCGTCTTTGCGCACCTCTGACCTGCAGTTCTACGCAGGTAACCGCCGCGGCCTCTACGGTGACATGGCGATTACGCCTATGAGCGTCGACGCTGGCAGCACCGGGGGTGCCCCTGTTGCGCAGTTCGCTTCTGCAGATCTGGCCATGGCGGAGATTCTACTGGGGGCCTCCGGGCTGACCGGTGAGATTGGCGGCGCCACTGACGCGACTTACACTCCCATGTACACCGTGGGCAGCGACTACGTCTACAGTTACGGGACGCCAGCGATACCGAAGATGATCCTCAACAGTGGTGGCGGGGTGCTTAGCAGCGCTGCCAACGTCGCCACGGCCTACCTTGAGTTCCTGTCTGTGGCGGACTACTTCAACAGCATGGCCGCTGTACTGGTCGAGTTCGCTAGCGGTCTGGATCTGACCAGCGACGTGAGTGTTACCATTGCGCTGGACGCCGCCATGGAGGCCGCGCTCAACCTGTCTGACGATATGACGCTGACACAGATACTTGAGGCAGTCATAGCAGACCGGCTAACGATCAGCGATGGCCAAGCGCCGGGTGCGCCGCAGTACACGCAGTACGTCTACAACCTGTTGTCTGGTGCGGCTACCCGCTTCGATGGGTTTGACTTCGATGGGTTTGTGCACAGTAACGGCGAGTCCTATGCGTATGACAAGGGCGGCGTCTACCGTGTAGTAGATACCCCCGAAGAGCCTATAACCGCCATGCTAGACGCGGGCGTGAGTTCCTTCGGGGTGTCTCAGATAAAGCACGTAGAGACTGTGTTTATCGGGCTTGGCACTGACGGCACGGCGTACTTGAAACTGACGGCCGACGGCAAGCAAGAGAAAACGTACCGGGTGATACAGCGCAAGCCCACCATGCGGGTGCGTACGGGGCAAGGGGTCGTAGGGCGCGAATGGGGCGTGAAGCTCGAGTTACTGGACGCTACCCACGCGGATCTCGACGACATTGAATTTGTACTGGCGGCCTCTGGGCGCCGGTGGACACGGTGAGGTAGATCATGGTCGGCACTCTTGGCCCACAATATTCAGAGTCAAACGCGAATTTGCAGGCGGCTATTAACGAGGCGCTTCTGGAGCTCCGCAACACCCGTAGTAGCGCCAGCCTCCTGCTAGGGGCGGCGGCGGGCGTAGACCTGCCCGGAGCCCCGATTGTTGACTTCGAGGGCTACCCGGTTGCACCCGTGTCTCCGAATGCAGTGGTCGAGGACGAGGACGCCCCGGACGCACCCGAGGACGCCCCGGACGCACCCGAGG